TGCACTAGAGGCCAACGACGCAGTAATCCACGATGTTCCACCGTTGGTAGAATATGCTGCTTGTGTTCCGCCGCTGGCTACGGCAACGTGATATGTTGTGCTAGATATTGCTCCGGCAGCAATATCGGTCCAAGTTGTGCTGGCTGGTAGTGCGCCACCTGCCGTCCAAGATGTTCCGTTGGTAGAATATGCTGTAGTGGTTGCTCCCGTGGCAATCAACACAAATCTACTGTTGCCGTAAGCCATAGCTGACCATGCAGCAGCGGAAGGTGTTGTGGCTGCGGCTGGGGTAAATGTTGGTGCTGCCAATGTGATACGAGGTGTGATAATATAAGCCGTAGTAGTATCTAAGGTGCTGGCAATAGTAGTTCCCGGAACAACATGATTCCAACCGGCTGCCGAGGTATCTTCATTATATATCAATGCAATTTTAGTAGTGCTGTCGTAGGAATTGATATATCCCACTTGTCCTACTCCAGTGCCGCTGGTAATCATTATAAGCATCCCAGTATATACACCGCTGTCGTTAACATCTGTTGCAGATAATGTAATCTGAATAGTGTCGCCGGCCTGGGCATTACCTGAATTTCCAACATAGCCGCCGCCGCCTGGTTGACTAGAATCGCCGAGAGCCGCAACTCGAATTTGATAAATTGCTTGGTCTCTAAATTCGTCGTGATTGGCCACTGCATTCAATCCCGATCCCGATATTGTAGAAGTTGCTGACGTATACGTAGATCCTGCATTGCTGTATTCATAGCGATAAATGCTGCTGCCGTTGGTGGATACAAATGCAACAGATGCTTGGAACGATCTATTATTCACCACTGCGGTCTTGGGGATTTCTGTAAGATTATAACCTTCTGCTACTGATCCATAATCTCCGTAGGAGTTATTGCCGTTGGTAGCACGTATCTTTCCATTATTTTCTGCCAGGTATCCAATGTGATTATAGTAGGTAAACACTGATACTAATTCTGCGCGGCCGCCGTTGGTTATCCAAGCTCCGATGCCGTCACTTAATACCTGAGTAAAGTCATTGGCCACAATGCTCTTGTTGCCGCTGTTGTGTAAATTGCCGTCAACTTTTAAACCAACGCACCCAGTGCCAAACGTTGTGACATTTTGAACATATGGTGATTTATTGGTAATCCATACTGTGGGATCGTTGGCTGCAAGGCCTGGATCTAAACTGACATATGCTCCTGCACTAGGACGTTTTGTTAGGTATTGATTGGCAACGCCGAGAGTTCCTGACAGTCCTTCTAAGGTCATATTACGAAGGCCGGTGGCATTACGCATATAAAACATATTGAAGGTTTCATATCCGGCTGCTGGTAAAACTGTGGGATTTCTAAGTTCGTCTCCAACAATTGCCACTCCTGCTGGCACACTGATAGGAAGTATTTCGTAGTATGTTCCAGATTTAACAAAAATTGTTGCCGGTGCTCTGGCAGCCAGATCTGCTTGAATATACTGGCAAGCATACTTAATAGTTAAAAATGGCTGATCTTGATCCTGCCCGTATACTGTATCTCCAGGAGTTAATCCAGAATTTGTCCCTTTAGGGCTTACAAAATAAACTTTTGGAATTTGATCAAACCCATCCCATGCTACTTCGCCGTCGGTTGCTTTTAAAACAGAAGAATTAGTGCCTATCGCTCTTCTAGTTATACCGATAGAACTGCCATCCTCGGTAACTCCGTAGGTTTTGATATCACCTAATATCTTTAATACATTCGTTGGCTCGCCTAACACATACGGTTGCCAATATGTTCCTGCAGTATCGTTATCTGGGCGGTTGTCATCGACCGCATTATGTTTCAACACACAGATATAGGCATTGCTTTGAAAACTAACAACTTCTCCTACTAGATAATTATAAGGGGCTGTGAGGCCGTTATAAACAGTCCATCGTCCTTTAAATCTATCAGTGTATATTGCTATACGCCAGTATGTGGCATTGGGTGGCTCTATACCAGTGTGGTCAGCCACAGTTACATAGGTGCCGCCACTCCAGCGCACCATATCTCCTACTTTGTAAGCAGTGGCTGCTGCCCACTGGCCTTGATCTCTGTATTGTTCAGCAATTATTTGCCAGTAACTAGGATTAACCGGGGGCACAGTGGCAGTGTTATTTAATATAGCTCGATACACGTATCCACCGTGGCTGACAATATCTCCAATAGTATAAGATGTTACGATACTCCATTCGTCTTCCCAAGACAGGCCTGGCAACCACATGTTAAATTTTGTTTCGTCAATAGTCGAGGCAGATCTATGTCCGGTAATACAGTACCAGATACTAGAATTGTATCTGACGATGTCGCCAAGTTTATATCTTTCATTTGCTGCATAGACACCTTTCCAATCAGTGCCGCTGTGTATCACAGTCCATTTGGCTTGATCGTATTCTAACCCTCTGTAATCAGTTCCAGCAACAATTGGCGTTGACACATATGTTGCTGATGTATGAGCAGTATTGCATCTGTAAACAATTGCACCCCAACGAACAACATCGTTGACATTATAAAAAGTAGTTGCTGACCAAGTGTTTAACCAATCTTCTGTGCTGACATGCACAGTCCAATTTGCAATGTTGGTTTCTAATGTGGTGCTAGAAGTATGACTGGTTGTGCAACGATAAACAATTCCGCCGTATTTTGCTAGATCATTTAATTGATAAAATGTGGTTGCAGTCCAGTCTTCAGTCCATTCGTACCCATCTATCATCTCATTCCATCGAGTGGCAATGTTGTTTAGATCTGTATAAAAATCCGCACTGCTGGAGTGTGTGACCATACACACATAGGTTTTTGCACCGTATCTTACTATGTCATCTTTGACGTAGTTATAGACCGAAGCCCAATTACCTCTCCAGGTAAATCTAATTTTAGCAATTTTAAAATCGGCCATTTTTTATCTCTTTATGATTGTATTCCGTCGGGATAGTCGTATTTTGTATTTATTCTGGCCACCAGTTGGCCGTCTGTGTCGATGTAGTAGTATATGCTGCGATCATCCCAACGATATTGTTCATACAATAAGTTGTCAAAAACAATGTTGTGATTGACATCGCGGCCTTCTAAAAAATCAATACCTATATCAAAATCTTCAAAATTTTCCGCAATGTCGCCTGGTTCATTGATTTCAATAGCATCATTGCGACTCAATTGATTTACCCTAGTAAATGTCACTTCGCCGTCATCAGATCGTTTTACTCCGTAAAAATATCTAGGGGCACCGCCTAAAAGATCGTCTGCTGATCTGCCAAAAAAGTAATTGCTCATAATTTGTTCCTTATACTATTTCTACATAACTGATCACTGCATCAATACCGGCTGCAGTATCACTAACCACTCGTAAAAAATGATTGGTATCTAATACCAGTTTTTCTCCGTTGGTAATCACTTTGGCTGATGTGTAGGGCGGAATGATCAATTGTTTGATGTAGTATGCTGCTGTGCTGCCACTGTCTACCACAAACACATCCACTATCACATCCTCGTCAACAATGTTGGCCAGATTACAGCCCACCACTGTGAATCTGTTGTTGTCCACAGTTCCTATTACGTCGATTGGAGTAGTTCCAATATTTTTTACCACTTGTGTTCTAAAAAAGGTTGCCATTTGTTATCCTAACATTAATGCGCCCGCCACGGCAATATCTTGAGCGGTGGCTGCAGTGATACCTGCAGCTGAACCGGCTGTGCTGACCCAGGCTAGTCCGTCCCAAATTTCTACATATTGTAGATCTGTATTATATCTCATTAGCCCTAATTCAACTGAACTGGGTCTAGAGGCAGATCCGCCACTGGGCAATACCATTCCGTTGGTTCCAGGAATTCGTATATATCCGTCCCCTGTGACATTTATTTCTGTAACAGCATTCAATTGACTATTGGTAATGGTGTTGCCGCTGAATCTCAAATTGTCCACAACCACAGCACCTATACCGTTGGGCAAAAACACTATGTCTCCGTCACTGTTGGTTGAAGAAATTGCATTGCCACTGAATCTCAAATTGTCAACATCTACCTGATTCACTGTGAATGTTGTAGAAGTCAGCGTGGCCACGTTGACACCTCCTGCCACAAAGGTCATGATGTTGTCATTGGCATTGGGTGCAGACTCTGGTAAGATGTATGTGTTTTGATCCACGTCACTGATGCCACCTAATTGATACCAAACACTGCCATTGTATCCTTCAAATCTACCTAGATCAGTGTTGTAACGAATTTGTCCTGTGGCTGCTGTTGGTCGTTGACCTGTTGTTCCTACAGGGATTAACAAACTTTGTGTACTGTTAACTTTGACTACGCCAGTTCCGCTGGGTATTAATTCAATATTACCGTTGACATTGGTAGCGTTGATAGTGTTACTAGAAATTCGCAGATTTCCTGTGATAACTTCTGCAGAATTAATAATTGTAGTATTAACCCCGTCTGTGAAAGTCAGTCCGCCTGGGCTGGTAATATTTGTAGTAACACTACTAAATGTAATAGTTCCAGTTTGTTGATCTACTTTAAAATAATCTCCGACTCTGAAATCGCCTTTATGATCTACACTGGTATAATGTATCTCGCCGTTATTAACTGTGACAATTTCGTTGGCTTGTATAACATCTGCCGGATCGTTGTTTACTAATTGTTCAACACCAACATAGGCAAAATTGTGTCCTATGAGATACATCAATACACCTTCGCCGTCGGCATATGCACCGTATTCTCCGTATGATGCTACGCTGGCAATGGCACGAACTTCTGCACCAAACTCGCTGTAATCCGCTGTTTCGATTAAATTTGCCGTGCCGCCGGTATTGGTTCTTAGATCTTGCAGTGTTACACCATCATCTATAATAGTTGTGCTGGTATTAGGTCCGTCGGCGTGTAGTAATAATACTGCGGTGTTATCACCGTCAAACTGTGTGGTAGTAGGAGTAAACGTTGTGGAATATCGGCCTATGCCTTTGCTTATTCTTATTTCGTCGATATATCCCTGAAACCCCAAAGTATTGTCATAATTTGTTGCTCCAAACTTCACTGGTCGTGCGCCATAGTTATTAATATCAACATATGTGCTGCCTTGTTGTGTGCCGCCTAAAAACAATCTAGTATTGCCACTGACCCTAGCCACCACAACATGATACCATGCGCCAGTTACTAAACTAGTTGTGCCAGTTATTCTATCTACACCGTTGACATTGTAAACAAGTTTGTCAGCGGCACTGATATATAAACTCGGCGCTATTTCTGGTTCGGCATTGCGTTGATCAAATAATAACTCTATTTGTGCTGTTCTGGTTCGTCTAACAAACATTTCTACACAGAAATCTCCTGTGCCAAATTCAAAATCAGTTGAGGTCGGGGAACTGACATAGTCGCCGGTGCCGTCTAACAAGAAACTGGCTGTGCCAAATTTAAATTGTGCTGTGCTGTGCTGTGCATTTCCGCCTGCACTTACAGTCTTTCCAACACGGTCATTGACAGTTTCAAATCCACTGGCTTTGCCGTCTATGACATAATAATTGCCGCTGATGCTTTCTATGACACCACTGGCCAACAATGTTACACTATCGGTGTCATAGTAACTGATAGTGTTGCCCACGTTCCATGTGCCTGTAACTGCGGGAATACGTAATCTTGTTTTACCATCTCCAGCAAATCCTGTGCTGCCAGAGATACCATACATGCTTTTTCCTGCAAAATAGGTAAATGAGTTTAACCACTCAACACGCACACCATTGGTCATTGTGATAACGTTAACACCGGGGCAGATAAATGTTGCATTGTGAAACAACATACTTGCTTCTTTGCTAGCAGCATTGACCACCGAGCCATCAATGTATGCGCCGCGACCTGCATCACCTGCTAGATAACCTCGAGGATCTGTGCCGCTGGTAACTGTTCCTGCAGTGATAACCGTGATGTTTCGAATGTATGGACTACGAGTAGTCACGGTCATTCCTGAAGCAAATCTAAATGCATGTCCAGTGTTGGCGCCACTGTTGTATTGATATCCGCTGATAGTTAAATCTTCAATAGTGGTTTCACCGTTGAGTAAAAATACATCTTTATCTGTACTAGCAGTGTCTGGACGAATAGTCACTGAGCGTATGCCTACGCCTTTTACAGTTACACCCACTGGCACTGTCAACGGTAACAATTCATCGTAAATACCGGGATAGATAAACACAGTATCACCGCTGGTGGCCACAGTCAATGCTTTTTCAACAGTGCGAAATGTGTCGTTTTGATGACTGCCAGTCTTGCCGTCGTCGCCACCAATGCTGACATACCAGATGTTGCCTTGTGGCGTCACTACATCGATACCGTCCACAATGATACTGCCAGACGTCACAGTGTTGGCATTTAATACATCTGCATAGATATTGGTCCAACGTCGACTGGCGCTGCCCAAATCATAAAGATTGTCGGCGTCGGGAATAATATCACTGTTGACTTCACCTACAAAAGTGATGTTGTCTGTGTTGGCATTGCCTAGTTGTAGATTTCCGTCTGCAGTGATAGTCCCGGTGGCATGTAAATTTCCAAATACTTCTGTATCGCCGAATACTTTTAAACTGCCAGTGCCATTGGGACGAATTTCTAAATCTTTGTTTGTATCCGTAATTCGCAATTCGTTGTCAGTTATTTCAAAATCGTCGATCAATAATCTACTGTTGTACACTGCTGCGCCAGCGCCGGCAAGATTAAAGAAAATACTGTCTGATGTGCTGGCTAGAGTGTTGCCGCTGAGTGTGAATGTGCCCACTGTGACAGAATTAGACACATCAACATTCTGTGTTCTAGCAGTGCCCACCACTTGCAACGGATGACTAGGACTGCTGGTTTTGACACCAACTCGTCCGTTGATCACATCTAAAAATAATAGATCTGTTTCAAATGCTAGATTAATCCCGTCTCGTACGAGATTATTTTGTAGCATTTCACCAGTGATTTTACCTACAGCCATAGTTTTTATCCATTATGCAATATTTATCCTAAGGTCATTCCCCAAATAGTGGTGAATTCCTCCATGATTTCTGCAGTTACTGTGATACCAGTAACGCCTGCTGACGGGATCCAACCATTGGTCCCCAACAAAGGATCGCCAGTATACACTTCTACTTCGGGGGTTGTTTCATTGTATCTAATCATTGCGGTTTCAACTATCAACGGACGATTGGCTGAATTCCCTGTGGGTATCCTTGTGCCACCGCCTGCAAATTTCAAATATCCAGTACCATTGTTGGTAATAAAATTCAAATTGGTATTAACTGTGTCAACTTCGATTTTGTTGTCATAGATTTGAAAATTAGATATATCAACTACGCCAAACGCATTGGCAATCAATTCTATGTCGCTGTTGCTTTGATTACTCACAATGGTATTGCCATCTATGGTCAATTGACTCACTGTTAATCGATTGCTGTAAAGCCCAGTGGTGTTGATCCAAGATTGTAAAGTATTATCAGCATAAAATTGCAACACATTGTTGTTGGCGCCAGGAGAAGTTTCCGGCAAAATATATGTGGTGCGATCTTTGTCCCAAATACTGTATAAGTTATTTTTACCTTGACTGCTGAATCCTTCAAAGTCATTATAGACATTATTAAATCTAATCTCACCCAATGTGCTCAATATTAAGTTAACGTCACCGCCTTTAGATAATTCTAATGCTGTGTAGTGTTGAATATCTACTTTTCCAAATACGCCTGGTAAAATATTAATTGACCTGGCTGCAGTAGTTCCGCCAGTTTCAATATTACTAATACCGTTGTTAATAACTCTTAAAACTCCTGTTTGTGTCTGTGTAGCATCTACAATTGTTGTTGTATTACCAGAAGTTATTGTTAAATTACTTCCGGCAACGAATTCTGCAAAAGTAAAATTTAAAAATATATTGCCAGTGCGTTGATCAATTGTTAGTATTTCACCTACTCTAAAATTTCCGTCGTGATCTTGACTTTGATAATATATTTCTCCGTCGTTGTAACTAACCACTTCGTTGGCATGAACCGTGTCTATTGGATCG